GATAGAATCACGGCATGGATTGCGAGCAGCATTGGTGACTGCAGCGGACTGTAAATCCGCCGCCCGCAAGGCAACTAGGTTCGATTCCCAGGCAATCCACCAGAACACCAGGCCCTGACTGGTCGCTCAGTCATTGCCCCATGTGCTATTCATTAGATAGCGGAAATTGCGGATCACAGCTATGTGTGTTCCGCAATTTTTATTTGTGTTCCGCAATCCCTGCGGATCACTGCGCAGGCTGGACACGCTTGCCCACGCGGTGGCGGACGTAATCTGCCGTCATTCCTTCCGTCGTGTGGCCCAGCAATGCCTGGGCCGCGCGTAGTCCGGCGGATTCATCCAGTCCAGTTGCCGCCGTCGCACGCAGATCCCGAAACTGGAAATCGTCCTTCGGAATTTTTGCAGCGTCCCGTGCCGCATCAAAGCGCGTACGGAGCATCCTCGTCGTGAGCGGCTGCCCCTTCTCGTTGACCAGCAGCTGCATTGCGTGCACCTTGAACTGCGACTTGTAGGCCCGCATTTCATCGACCAGTTCAGCCAGTGCTCCGATCAGCTCAATGCGCAACTTCGCCGCAGTCTTGCCTTGCGTGACATGCAGGAAGCCATTCGACAGGTGGCCCTCACTCATTCGCAGCACGTCTGCCGGCCGTTGGCCGGTCAGGCGGGCCAGGCGCAGCGCGAACTGTAGAGGCTTTCCAGCGTGCAGCAACACTGCCTGCATTGCAGCCGATTCGACGACGGTGTCGCGCCCCGATTCCTTGTAGCCGCGCACGCCGGCGCAGGGATTGGTCAGCGAGGTCTTTCCGTGTTCCCGGGCGAAATTCCACATGTGGGAAATCAGGGCCTTTTCCCGATTGGCTCGCACATGGCCAGGGGATACTGGGATAGGTACCGGCTGCAGCCCTTGTGCCACCCGCTGGGCGTTTTTCACGACTAGGGCATTGCGTGCTTCAGACACCCGCCAGTCCATGTACTGGCGGATGTGCTGGGGCTCGATGCTGTCCAGCGGGGCGGGTGGGTTGCCAAAAAATCGTAGGAGCCACGTCAGCTCGTGCTCGTTGTCAAGCTGCGTGCGCGGCGCTTTCGTTGGCATGACCTTGATCCGGTAGTCGTGCACCAGGTCAGCGAAGGTATAGCGCTGCAGGTCCTGACGCGACGTTTCGGACAGCTGCGCCCATTTCTGAACCGCGGCGATGTAGTCAGACCCCAGCGGGATCTCCTTCCTGGGCTTCCCGCCGGTGTCGTAGTAGTAATGGGTCTTCTTGCCGCGCACGCGAGCACGCATGCCCTTCGGTAAATTGGTCCAACGGCTCGGTTTGCGTCCCATTTTCAGGCCCTCATTACGTTTGGCACCCAGCCACGGGGCGCGGCAGGCGTGGCGGCTTTGCTGCCTTCAAGAGCTGCGCGGGCAACGCGGGGGCGCCCGTCCAGCGCGATGCGGAAGGGTATGCCTTCGGCCTTCAGCCAGGCGATCTGACGCGATTTCCACTTTTTGCCGCACCACCGCCGCAGCTGGTCGTCTGTCAAAAACAGATCAGTGTCTGTCGAAGATGGGTCCATGATTTTTCCCAGATCCTTGTGAAGTAAAAAGCCCCGACTGGCGGGGCTGGTTGTTCTGGTGCTGGCGCTGGCCGGTGCCGCTTACGCTCCTGGCGGGAGGAACACGGCGCGGCCGGCGTCGGTAGGTCGGTGGTCGACACCCGCCAGCAGGCCCCGGCGGTGCAGGGCCTGCAGCGTGCTGCAGGTGCGATGCGTGACTGCGGTCGCACGCAGCCCCTGGTGCAACGGCTTGCCGGTCAGAGCGTTGTGCAGCATGGTGCGCTGGGCCCGTGTGAGCGGCTTAGCTTTCATTGCTGGTCGGCCTCCTGCGTAGCGGGCTCCGAAACGTCAATGGCGAACACTTCCACCGGGTCGGTACCGAAGTGCGGATGCGTGATGGTCTTGATCGTGAAGCCGCGCCATGCACGCACAAGGCGCCGGGCCTGGTTGTCGCGCGCCGGGTAGCCCAGCGTCAGTACCACCTTTTCGAACTCGCGGCCCTCCAAGCGCTTGCGCCAGTGAGGCGTGCACAAGCGGTATTCCTCCGGCTTGCGGCCGTCGCGGATGGCCTCGAAATACTCGCGCTTGAGGGGCAAGTTCAGCGTTCGCATTCCTGGCCTCCTTGCGATCGGCTTTGCTGCTGGCGCCACCATCCGGCAGCGTAGGCTTGCCGTGCCCACATAGGCCACCTTTGCCGATCACGGCGCCCATGCAGTGCAGGCAACCCCTTGGCACTGGCCCGGCGGCCCATGGCCTCGAACCAGCGTTTCCCTGCGAGTGGCTTAGCCATGCTGCACCCCCTTGCCTGCCTGGGCTGCGATAGCTGCGTCAGGCCCGCACCAGCCGGTGGCGTTGCACTCGCTGCAGTCCTCGGTCTGGATGATGGGGTACTGCCCGCGCGGGCTGTCGCCGTAGCTTTCAAATTTCCGAAGGCCTGTGCCTTTGCAGGCTTCGCATTTCCACGCGTCCGAGTCTTCCTCATGCAGAGGACCGATGCAGTACGGGTCGCGCTTCAGTCGGGCCATTGCCTCGCGGATCGCTCGGCGCGGATCATCGTCGTAGACCTCGGATGCGACGCGCTCGCTAGGCTTGCCCATGTGGTGCTGTACGGTTCGCCACCCAATATCTGCATCATCACCACCAGTGCGGGAAGCAAAGCAGCGCAGGTCCAGGCTTTCGGCCAGCAGGAAGTCCAGCAGTGCGGCGTCGTCGCGCGCATCAGGCGCCGCTGCTGGCACTCCTGCGGCCTGGGTCTGCACCAATGCCTCCGCAAACTGCTTCTCGTACGCATCAGGGGTATGGCCCCAGATCAGCAGGCACTCTTCGCCTCCACTGTCTTCATCGTCCCCATCTACAGCCGGGCAAGGCACGGTGAAGAACCGGTCTTCGATGCGACCCAGGCATGCCGCGCGGCGAGCTGCGTTGCGGACGTTGGCGACTATTACGCCGCGGTCCAGGCGAGCACTTGCGCCGATCTGAAATAGGTCCGCGATCTGCTCCAGGGTGGCTGTGTCGTTCTTCGATGGCGCGTCGCCCGGCGCTGGCAGGGAGTCATGTGCGCTTGAAACGTGAGTTGGCTGTGCTGTTTGGGGTGCGGAGGCCTTGCCCGCGTCAAAAGCTGCGCGGGCATAGGCCAGCAGGTGCTGGCGGTCCTGGCCGGTGACAAAGTTCAGGCCTTGGGGCGCCATCAGCAGGGTCAAGTGCAGTTCATCGCCTGGTGTCATCTTGGTGGGAGTGGTCATGGCTGGTTCCAGAAAGAGAAAGGCCCGCGGTGGGCGGGCCTGGGTTATGTGGTCAGAGTGCGAAAAGCTCCAGCTGCTCTGTCTCGTAGATTTCGCAGCTTTCGCTGCAGCCGCCGTCATGCACGGGTGGGCGGTAGTTCTGATCTGATGCCGCGAACTCGGCTACTAGGTCTCGGGCACTGCGGTGGCCGCGGTACATGCGGCGCGGGCCCGGCACGTTGTTTGGCCCCACGTTTCTGTAGAGCTGATCCAGCCGCACCGGGAAATCGAAGTTCGCCGGGTTCTCGCGATAGAGGGTCAGTAGCTTTCGGTCTGACTTTTTGAAGCAGCCGATGCAGTTACCCTGGTGCTCCGGTATCTGCAGATCCCAGTCGAAGCCCTCGAAGAACGCCAATACGTCATCCTTTGTTGTGGGGGTCATGTCCACCAGCGGGTAAATGATCTTGGCTGCATCAGCGCGCTTTGAGATCCGGCGCATCTCATCGGCGCGGATGCCGATAGCGGTTGCTGTTCCGGCCCATCCGATAGAGGCGAAGTAGTCATTGATCGGATTCAGTTTCAGCTCTCGCGTGCAATGACCGAAGGTCTGGTTTGGCAGTCCATATGCTGCTACCACGGCCTCGAAGGGCTCGCCATTGCGGGATGCTGTCTCATATGACATCACGCGATGCCCGCTGGACTTGCCCAGCTCTCGCCGCGGTACGGCTTCGACCCAAGCAACGTTGAGGTTGTAGCGCTGGTCAACCTCGTGCACAAAGCGCAACGTGTCGGGGTGCTCCCAGCCAGTGTTCGCGAAGACAAAGTGCATGTCATAGTGCTCGGCCATGCGCTGCTTCAGCCAAATACTCATAAATGCGCTGGTCCTGCCGCCGCTGAAGGAAACGCGTAGCCGTGGCTTCATTGAGTAGAGCTCCAGAAAAGACAAAGCCCGCTCTGTGGCGGGCTGGTGGATATGCGGGACGCGGACTTATTGCGCGGATTTGCTCATGCTGGGAGCGCCGACGGGCAGCCGCGCCAGTTTCTGTGAGCAATCAGCGCACACGTGGCACGCATGGAAGAGACGGGAGCCGGAAGCTGGCTTCTCCTTGCCACATTGGATGCAGTCGATGGTGTTGGCAAGGTCTTGGAGCCGCATGGGGTGTTGGCCTTTCTTGGGACTTCGCATAGATCTCCTTGGTGCTTGCGCAGCAGCATTGGCGCCGGGGATGCTGCATGTGTGCGCTTAGGTTTCGCCACGGTGGCGCGCAGTGGTTATGTGGCTTTGACTGATCAGCTCTAGACTGACAAAAAGCCTGGCTGCAGGGCGTAGGCCGGGGCCTTGTCAAAATGGGAGTTGGCTGGAGACATCAGGGTGGGTATTGCGCCTCAAATAGACTCAGCCCATGGCCAACATCTATGACGCAATGGTCGCTGCGCTGCGCGATCACTGGAATGCACACGACAAGGCGTACCCACAGCGCTTTGAGCTCTCGCAAGATGCGTTCACCGCGCTGAATGAGACACGCAAGACGGTCATCACGACAATGAATTTCGCTTTCCGGCCCGGCTGGGAAACCGACTTCCTGGGCGTGCCGGTTGCGGTGGCCGATGGGGGCAACTGCCTGGTGGACAAGGACGGCAACCAGGTGCCCCTGGCTCTTTGAGGCGGCACAGGCCGCGGCCTGTGCGCTTGGGCCGGTTACTTGGCTGGGGGGATCAGGAAGGCATCGCGGGCCTGGCCCCGGATCCACGTTGGCTCCTTGCCGCGGCCGGTCCATGTCGCGCCGGTTGACGGGTCGCGGTACTTGGCCGGCACGGTGCCGGTGACGCGCGGCTTGCCTTTGCTGGCGCTGGACGCCAGGTCGGCTGCGGTGATGCCATGCTCGGCGCACAGCTCGCGCACTGTGGCCAGGGCCTGGGCGCGGCCGGCCAAGCGTTCGGCTTCGATCTTCTTTTCCAATTCGGCGCGCTGGGCCAGCAGTTCTTTGTAGGTGCTCATTGAGGTGCTTTCGGGTGGTGGTTAATCGGTTCCGCCGCCTTCGGTGTCGTCCGCGCACTTGCGCTCGAACTCCGGGGTGGCTGTGGTTTGCGCTGCTGACGCTGCGGGCCGGGCCAGCTTGGCGGCCAGCGCTTGGCGGATGCGAGGAACTGAATCAGCCGGGTACAGCTTGGCGTTGCGCAGCTGCCGGGTCTGCTCAGGTGGCAGGTTCTCGCAGATGGCCTTGTTGTCCAGCGGGTGGAAGCCGAGTTCGGCCAGTTGGGCTGCGTTGACAGAGGCGATGGCCAGGGATTGGTTGACCTGGCTGAGGTTGATGATGTTCAGGTGGTGCATTGGGGATCAGGCGGTCACAAGGCCGGCCCAGGGGGATGTAGTGGCCACACGCGGCGCGCCGGAGAGCTCGCGGTAAGTCCGGTTCTGCCGGCAGGCGTGCACAACGCTGAAATTCCGGCCCAGCTCCCGCGCAAGCGCCCGGGCAGACGTGCCGGTTTCGGTCTTGATGCGCAGGGCTTCTTCGTCGGTCAGCACACGCAGGCCGCTGGCCTTCTTCTTAGCCAGGATGCGGTCCTTGCGCAGGGCGTTGAGCACGGGGTTCATCTCGGCCATGGTCCGGGTCATGAGGGCCGAGCGGGGCAGGTAGCGCGCGCAGTCAGGGCAAACACAGGCACTGTTGCGGCAGGTTGCGGTCACCACCACGGTGCGCGACGTGGTACCTGGCGGTGGGCGCTTGTGCGTGAACAGCTCCAGCAGCAGAGTGCGCACGCGGATCTGGCTGGGGGCCTGGTTGCCGAGGCCAAACCGTCGATAGGGCATTGCCATCACCGGGCTGCCGCCATCGATGGCCCCGTGCCAGATCAGGCACGCGCCTTCCTCTTCGACGGTAAGGCGGATTTTGCGGATGACTGTTTCGAGTAGGTGGTAATAGATCGCCAGGACGTGGGCACGTTGCATGGGGACTCCAGAGAAACAAAACCCGGCGCGTGGCCGGAATCAAATTGGCACGCCGGCCATAAGCCCGGCCGCAGCAACGCTCAAGGCGCAGATGCCGGACCAGGTGAAGAGGTGGAGCAGCGCTTTCATGGCAGCTCACGTAGGCACTCGGCCGTGGTGCTATCGATCCAGACCCCAGCGAAGCCGGGCGGGCATGCTTGGGCCGGCACGGCGGCGGGCTGGCTGCCGGGGTCGGGGTCGGGCGTCGGCGCGGTGTAGCTGGTGCCCGCAACAGCGCTCAGGCCGAAAGCCAGGGCTGCAGCAAGCACCCAGGGCAGGGTGGCTTTGAGCATTGAGGATTCCTGAAAAGAAAAAGCCCGCTAGGTGCGGGCTTGGGGTTCTGGAAGATCGGTAGCGGCCGGCGGCGGGGTGGCTGGCGCTGGCGTCACTGCGGCGGCCGCAGCTCTGCGCTTGGCCTCCTGCTGGCGGATCAGGCGCAGCTCCTCCTGTTCATCGGCCCAGGACGCTGGTTCGTAGATGCGCTGGCCGGAAAAGCCGCGGCGGCGTGAATAGTTCATGCTGTCTCCGTTTTGATCTCTTGGACGCGGACATCAATCCATCCGGCCTTGATCGCCAGCTCCGCGCATTGCAGAGCTGCGTCATTCAAGGTGTAGGGTTTGCTGCGAACAGGGGTGCGCTTTGCGCGGCGCTGCCAGGCCATCTCATCGAAGTCCGCGATCTCTTTCCCGCCAGCCTTCCTGGCTGATGCTTGCAGGCTCGCATGTTCAGCGCGGGCCTTATCGAGCAGACCGGGCTTGATGCCGGTCACCCGCCATCCCTTATGCACAGCGACAACATCGCCTTTTGCCGCAGCGCGGCGCTGGCGCTCCAGTTCCTGGCCGCGAGTGCGCATATCAGCCATGCGGGCGTCAGTAATTTTTTGACCAAAGCAATTCACGAATGTCAGGCTCATGACGGCTCCAATAAGAAAGGCCCGCCAGAGCGAGCAATGCTGGAAGTGATGCGAAAGGCTTTTGAGAGGTGCAGGCCCTCTACTGCGTGGCCCCGTTTGAGCAGCGCGCGACAGATAAGGGCTTGTTCGTGGTGGCTTGCACCGGCCTGGCGAGCCAGGCCCAGATAGCTGTTGCCGCTGGCGAATACATCGCTGGGCGGCATGGTCTCCAGCCGGGTCAACGATTGCTGCAGCGTGCGCGGCCTGGTGGTGCGCCGCCACGGCTTTATCACCTGGCCAACATAGTCAATGCCGCGGCTGATCGGCTGCAGCACGGTCTTGCGCGGGTTCAGGGCCAACCCCAGTCCAGGCAGAAAGCTGTCGATGTTGGCCTTGGCCGCGTTGAGCCACTGTGGCGACTCATGAAGCAGCACCATGTCATCGACATAGCGTGTGTAGTTCCTGGCGCCGATCCGGTGCTTGATGTGCTGGTCCAGCTCATTGAGCAGGACATTGGCAAAGAACTGGCTGCTCAGGTTGCCGATGGGCAGGCCTGAATACTGCCCAGCGTTCACCAGCCGCTTGTGCACCGGTACGGCCGCCAGGGTCTCGGCGCTACCTCGCAGCTCGTAGTCTTGGCGTGGATCGTGGAAAAGGACAACCTTGCACAGGCCGCGCCACCAGCGCTCCGGGATCTGCTTCATCAGAAGTGGCCACAGCACACGCTTGTCGATGCTCACAAAGAAATTGGCAAGGTCGCACTTCAGGTAGAAGGCCGGCTTGGCCCAATTCTGCGTTTGGCTGCGCACCTTGGCCTCCAGGCGCTGGGCGGCATACAGCGTGCCGCGCCCAGGGATGCATGCGCAGGAGTCGGCAATGAACCGGCGGTGGAAGCGATCGGCAACCTGGTTGTAAAGCAGGTGGTGCACGATCCGGTCCCGAAACTCGGCAGCCCAGACCTCACGCGGCCGTGGGCGGCTGATTGCAAAGCAAATGGATCTCCCCGGGCGGTAGCTGCCCAAGGTGAGTTCTTCGTGCAAGGCCAGAAGGTTGTGCTCCAGGCCTTGCTCAAAGCGCAGGGCGCTGGCGGTGGTCCGCTTGTGCTGGCGGCAGTCGAAGTAGGCCTGCACCAGCTTCTCGAACGAGTAGCCAGAATCCATAGAAACTCCCGGTGGAATATGCGGACGGGGCGAACACGGAACTCGTTGTTCCGGTTGTTGTTGTTCGTGTTGCCGTTCTCGAAGTCGACAGCCCAGGTGCGTCGAACAGATCACGTCGGCCCGCCGAATGGCTCAGCGGGCAAACTGCGCAGGATCACTGCCGCTGCTGCGGCTGATATCCTCCATGCGCCTTTCGGTGGGCTTGTGGCCCAGCGGTTCGACCAGATTCCAAAGCGCCATGACCGACCTGCCGTGACAAGCCGGTAGCGGGCGCGCGTTCCGAGTGTTTCAGCCAGCCAGTGGCCTGCTTGCCGATCCCATCAGTCAAGGCGATGGCGCGGGCGTACTGAGGGCGCGAGATCAACCGCAGATCCACGGCCAGGCGCAGCGACAGATTCACAGCCTCCACTTCCTGGCGCATGCGGCGCAGGACGGGAGACTTATCGTCTGTGGTGTTGGCCTCGTAGGTGCGCATGACCAGTGCCATGCATCGCCGACGAAGCTCTGCGCCGAAGTCGGCCTTGTAGTTCCTTGGCATATTGGCCACCAGCGAAGTGACCAGCTTGGTCAGTTCGTAGGTGGCCTTGTAGATCTCGGTGTCAGTGTGAAGCGCCATGCCGGGGCGGGCTACGCCCGCAAATGGTTAAAGGGATGAATCGGGAAAGCTGCGGACGGGGCGAACACGGAACTCGTAGTCCCGGTAGTGGTCGTTCGTGCCGCCGTTCTCGAAGTCGACAGCCCAGGGCCAGTTGTCGCTGTCCACACTGCGCGACCAGTAGATGCTGTCGCTGCCTTCTTGCACAAAGTGCTCACGGGCGTTGATCCAGGCCAGCATCAGGTCTTCCTGGTCTGGTGCGCGCCAGTCGTTGTGACCGTTGATTTCTGCCGGGATGTTGGCGGCCACATGCTTGAAGGCCACGCCTTTAGCGTCGTGGTCGGTGCCGCCTGGGATGACGATGTGGTTCACCTGGCCGTCGATGAGGCGGCTGCCGATGTAGATGCCGCCCTGTTCGGGCCAGGGCTGATTGATTGCGGGGATGGTGCGCATAGCTTGCTCCGGTGGTGGATTCGATGAAATGACTGAATGGATCAGTAGATAAATCTGCGGACGGGGCGAACACGGAACTCGTTGCGCCGGTTGCGGTCGTCCGTGTCGCCGTCCTCGAAGTAGACAGCCCAGGCGTAGCTCTCGGTGCGCGGTGTGCTGCTCCAGTACCAGCTGTCGGCACCGAACAGGTGGGGGACGTTGGCGGCTGCCAGCTGCAGCTCGCGGCGCGCGGGCAGGTAGAAGTCCTGGTGGTTGTCAGCGGTGTGGCCGGCGGCCAGCTTTGCGGCGGGGTGCGCTTCGCCCAGTGCCTGGGTGTTGGTCAGTCCGTCCCACTGCGACAGATTGAGCTCACCTTCCGGCCCCCACTTGGCGCGGCCCACGTCCTGGGCTGTGCCGCAGTCGGCGACGATCAGCCCGTAAACCGTACCGTCGTCACCGCGCAAGTCGCCAGCGTAGAAGCCGCCCTGGGCAGGCCAGTAGTCGCCGATGGCTGGGCGGCTGGCAGGTTCTACTGCAGCGGCAGGAGCTTCGTCGTCGCGGCCAGCCAAGCAGGCCTGCACCAGGGCCAGGCCCAGGCTGGGAATGCCTGCGGGCGCTGTAGCGCCGATGTGGATGTGGACGGTGGGTTTCTCGATGTGGATCTTCGGCATGGCGCCCTCTGGTGGTGGAAAAGGAAAACCCGCCGTGATTGCTCAGGGCGGGTTGTTGGGTGAAAAGAAGCCGGCGCCTTGCGGCATGCCTAGGGAAGCAAAAGAGAGGGAGGGAGGAGACGTCCCTGGCCCGGCTGAAAAGGGTTGATGGCTGCCGTGTGCGCCCCGGCTTGATTCACGCAGTTGGAGGGAGTCGACTTTCACGCCTGGCCGGTGGGCAACTACCGGTCCCGATTTGCCATCAAGAAAGCCTCGGGGCTTGCTTCATGGCCCTGCATGCGCTGCAGGCGGCGGCGTTTTGTGCCCGCGTGGCTCTATCCCTTACACGTCGTTCTCCAATCTGGTTTACTCCCTGCTGACCAGGGTGCTTACACTGCTCGCAGCAAGAGACATATGCACATCACTGATCAAGAGCTCCGCCGTATCTGGGCGCTTTCCATGGCCGGCGACCCTGAGGCCATCGCAAAGAAGCAAAGCCTTCACGCTCAAAACCCAGAGCTGGATGCCCGCTTCGAGCGCTACCAAGTCACGATCAACCGCATCCGCACCGAGGAGCCCAAGAAGCCCAAGAGGAATGGCTTCAAAGGCGAGCCGACGACGTGGACCCGGGCCAACGAAAAATTCCAGTCGTCAACAACCGGAAATGTCGTCTTGGTCCAGGGCGGCAGCACTGGCTTGAAGCGGTGACTTTTTGCAAACCGAAGCCCCCTGTGTAAAGGCGCTTCGGTTTGGCCCGGGCTGCCCCGGGCGGGAGGTTGCTGGGTCAGGCTGGCGTGCACAGCGCCGGGCGCGTCTTGAACGGCTTCGCGTCCTTGGCATCCGGCTGCACGGTCACCCACAGACCCTTGGTGGTTTCGATGATCTCCTGCACCTTGCCGGCGACGGCGGCGGTGCCACGAATGGTGCGAGCTTTCACAGGCTGGCCTTTTTTCAGTGCAGTCATGGTCGATTTCAGTTTGCAGGGGAGGGCCGCCCTGCTATCGGCGTAAAAAAGCCAAGCGCTCTCGGGGGAAAGGGCTTGGCTTTTTTCCTGTGTTGCCAGGGGCGGCTGGTCAAAGTTGCTGCTTCGCTTTGCGCCGCACCTCGGGGTCAGTGTCGAGACGCTGAAGCTTGCCGATGGCATGCTGTTGCCTCTCTTTGGGGAACAGTGCGTCGAATGCATCTAACACTTCCGCCTTGTAGCGATTGCGTCGCGCATGCTTTCGCTTGTCGTCGAGCTGAGCGACTTTCATGCAGCCACCAGCTGAAAGCTCGCCGAACCGTAGCCATTGCGTGCCTGCCATTCCTTGCTAGCTGCGGCAGCATTGCCCATCGAAAGAACGGCGGTAGTGCTGACTCGATGCTTCTTGCCCCGGTAGCACTGGCGCAGCACCTTCGATGCGCAGATGCAGCCGACGTTGAACTCCTCGCCGCTCTCGTTGCGGACCATCACGGCGCGAGTCAGGTTGGTTTTGCCGCAGCAGTCGCACACTGGGTAGTCGCTAGTGCCCGCGACGGTGAATGTCGTGCCTTCGATTGCCATGTCTTTCTCCTGTTGATCAAACCGCAGCGCTCTCAGTGAAAGCGCTCTGGTTTGCTCCCGGCCCTTGCCGGGTTAGCTGGCATCTCCCCGCTTGCGCGGGCTCCAGCTAGGTGAGGCGCTGCCCGGAAATTCAACGGACGCTCCACCTGTTGACTGGCCCGAGGGCCAGCCCGTCTCTATCTTTTTAAAGACCCGAGGTGCTGGCTCGATCACTTGGCACCCATCGCGTCTGCAACTCCTGTCTGCACTCCCTTGGGAGCTAACCCCGCCTTTGCATCCTGTCGGCTGCGGCCCCGTATCGCTGGGCCAGGGGTGTCTCGCGGTTTGTTGCTGCGATGGGTGTACTTTATAAATGCCTAAAGATAAAGTCAAGAAAAAACTAAAGATTATTCTAAATTTCTTTAGAAATCAGTAGACAGGAGGAGCGCTCAAAGAAGACGTAGCCCGCAGAGAGAGGGGGTGAGGAGATTTAGTGGCTGGGCGCAGACGGCGAACAAAAAAGCCCCGGCTTGCGGGGCTAACCTCTCAGACTGAGAGGAGGGAGAACAGGAGACGCTCACATTGTGCTGCGGCCCTACGGCCTTAGCGGTCCATTGATCGCGTGCGGGGTGCCGGCCTACATGGTGTCAGGCGCGCGGAGGCAGGCCATGAAAAAGCCCGCACAAGGCGGGCGATTTGGACGGCCAGAAGTTTTTATGCCGCACGTCGGTTCAAGTCAACAGTGTCCTTGTACCCATCGAAAAATTGGCGCATTCCGTGCAGACCAATCTCTTCAGCAGCTGCTTTGGCGCACGCGGGTAGTGCATCTTGCAATTGCTTGATGACTTCAACCCTTGGGCCTTGGGCAGCAAGAGTAAAGACGTTGTTCATGATGGTTCCCTTTAGGATATGACGATCGATAAAAAGCGGCCCTCAATGGAGGCCTTCACAGGCTTCCCTTCGAGAGTTGGCTGGAGGTGTCGCAGCAGTGCTCGAAGGAAATTCAACTGTTCATTGGTACGCCCATACACTTTCAATGTATTGGCTTGATGGGCCATTTGCAAGCCCATAGAACCCTGCATGGATTCGACAAACACATCCATCGCTTCTTCTGGGTGACCGTCCTGCAGCTTGGCGTCAGTCGATGGACGTAGATGCAAGCGGAGCATTTTAACCCACTTTGAGCGAATGGTTTTTCGCTGAATGATGACCTCGCAGATGCCAACGGCTTTGTTCGTCAGCCCCTCGAAGACGCCAAACGCGACGGAATCGTTATCACAGATGGACTGATGGCTATCGACCCAGTCAAAAAGCCGCTCGATTTCAGGCTCGAAGGCCAAGCCATCCTTGGCTTCATGCAGCCAAGCTTGTCGGCTTGCAGCAGCACTCTCCGCTGTAAATTGTTCGAACTTGAATTGCTTCTTTGCCATTTGTAAATTGCTGGAGCAGGTGCTGTAATTTTTTGTATCTTAGCAGTTCGTTGCGGCCGATATCAACGTTTTTCATGATGTAAACCCTTGCAGTTTATCCGGGCGAAAATGCTACTAACTTGTCTCTAGCGGCATTTGCAACCAGCAATTCATTGGATCTCTCGAATCAAAAAACCATTGAGTCAGGTCCCACGGAGCCTGCAACACGGGCGATGGTTTCGATCTCAGACCGTGAGATCGTCATTGGCGCATAGCCATTGTTGATGCTGAGCAACTGAACCTCATCGTCACGCATCCAGTTGAGCTGTTTGAGCAGGCATTTGCCGTTGGTGAGCTTCACCACAACGTCACGGCCTGGCTGTGCTTCGACGCTGGGCGTCACGATCACAAACTCGCCGGCGCGGTAGCGCGGGTGCATGGAGTCGCCCTTGATACGGAGGGCGTGCGCCTGAGGGTCGCTGGTCCAATAGTCCACCCAGCCATCTATGCCGTTGTCCTGTACTAAGTAGCCATCGTCGCCGCCCTTCACGCTCCCAGTGATGGGCACGCGTCTCGCTTTCTTGAGTTCTGGGGCTGCCGCGACGTTGGATTCATGGGTCTCCTGCGGGGCGGCGAAGCCTTCTTCGAAATAGCGATCACCTAGACGCAATTCGCTGGCAATGTTCTTTGCCGACCTCTCCCCGAAGCTCTGATCAGGTTTGAGCAACTGGGACACGCGGCCCTCAGTCAGGCCGCAGGCGATGGCAAACGCGGCTTGGCTTCCCTTGTAGGCGGGGGAGTCGATGAGCGCGCGCAGGCGCGCCTTGCGGTGTTGGGTCAGATCGTCCATGTTTAGTAAATAGTAAACAATCCGGCTTTAGAAAAATATTGACCGTGCCTTTAGATTGATCTAAAGTAACTGCATGGAACTTAAGACTTGGCTAAATGCAGAACGCGGCCGCGCATCGGCTCTTGCGCAGCACTTAGGGGTGTCGCAAGGGCGAATTACGCAGATGGCTGACGAAGGGGTGCCGACCAAGCACATGCGCAGGGTCCGGGACTTCACGAAGCAAATCGTCACCCTTGAATCGATGGTCGTTGCGAAAGAACGCCAAGCGGCAGCAATCCAACCTTCCTCCCAGGTGGGCAATGGCTGATCAGCTTGCTGCCACCCTTCGTAGCGCTGATAGCAAGAGCCGGTGTTCTTCCATTTCGCGCTGTGCTTCTTCCAGCATTCCGGCTGAGCAGCCCGAGGCAGCAAGCATGTCTAGTGCTTGTTCGCTCAAGGCGATGTGTCGCGCCTGGGCTCCCTTGAGCTGGTCCGCGTTCAAGCACGGCCGCAATGCTTCCAGCAATACGCGGATTGCTTCGTCCGTTGGCTCTTTTACTTTCATGGCCTGGTCCCCTGGTTGCGGTGGAGCTACCAGCATATCCCAGGGAGAGGCGGGCACCTTCTTTTCGATTCTGACGCGCAGTTGTTTGCATGCAGTCAGTGTCATTTCAAGCGGCATGACCCGCAACGTCCAATTTCACCAGGGAGCAGACAAATGATGTGGCTCGACGCACTGCGCACAGCAGTGAACCAATACCCCGGAGGCCGCACCGCGATTGCGGCGCGTTTGAACAAATCCGACGAAGTGCTGCGCAAGGAGCTGGCCGGCACATCGAGCCAGCACAAGCTGGGCCTGGTGGACACCCAGCACATTGTGGAGATGCTGGGAGAGCAGGGTGTTGACTGCTCGGGCTTCAAGGTGGCTGTGGATGCTGCCTGCGTGGCCCCGGCATCGCTGGCGTCCATGTGCCTGCACATGCTGTCCGCTGATGGCTCGCAAGAGGCCGCGCACGTGGTTTCGGAAGTCGCTCGGGCACTGGCCGACCAGCACCTCTCGGACAACGACCGCAAGCGCGTGGACCGCGAGATTCAGGACGTCATCGAGAAGATGACCGAGCTGCGTGCCGCGGTGAACGCGCGCCATGCCGCCGACAACGCGAAGGCGCAGCCATGAGCAAGCAGCTTCCCTGGTTCCGCACGTACACGCGGATGGTCGATGACGACAAGCTGAAGTTGCTGGCATTCGAAGACCGGTGGCACTTTGTGGCGCTGCTGTGCCTGAAGGGCGAGGGGTTGCTCGACAAGGGCGACGCCCCGAGCCTGTTGATGCGCAAGGCTGCTGTAAAGCTGGGCCTGGACGTGCGCACGCTGGAAGAGGTGGCCCGCCGCCTGGCCGAGGTCGGCTTGATTGAGCAGGCCACCTTGCAGCCGGTGAAATGGGACGGGCTGCAGATGCGCAGCGACACCGACACCACGGCGGCAGACCGCAAGAAGCGACAGCGCGAGCGGGAAAAAGCCAGCAAAGTCGCGCCCAGCAACGATGTCACGACAGGTCACACACAAGACACGGACATGTCACGCGTGACTGGTACGGATGTCACGCGTACAGATACAGATATAGATAAAGAAACCCAAGTAGGTAAACCTGAGAAAGAACTAGATCCTGTTGGTGCGCATCAGCCCGGTGTGGCATCGCCCAGCGCTGCGCCTGCGGCTCCGCCAGCAGACAAAGCCAAGGGTTCCCGTCTGCCGAAAGACTGGCTGCTGCCAAAGAGCTGGGGCGACTGGGCACTGCGAGAACGCCAGGACCTGACGGCGGATGACGTGCGCCGTGAGGCCGCCTGCTTTCGTGACCATTGGGTGGGCAAGGCTGGCGCTGACGCCCGCAAGGCGGACTGGGAGGCCACCTGGCGCAACTGGATCCGCCGTGCGGATCGCCGCAAGGTTGCTGGCGCTGGGAGTGTTGTTGCAGGCCAGAACAAGCAAGAGGCGCTGGAGGCGCGCAATCGTGCCGTGGGGGATGCCTGGCTCCAGCAAATGCAGTCGCAGGCCCAGCCGCAAGGAGCCGCCCATGCGTGCTGACGAAATGCCGGCGTTCAAGGACCTGCTGACGGACGCCATGGCCTACTACGGCAAGGACTGCAGCAAGTTCACGTTGACGGTGTGGTGGGGCGCTTTGCAGGGTTGCGAGCTGGAGCAGGTGGCCACCGCGCTGCAGCGCCACGCCACTGACCCGGAGCGCGGCCAGTTTGCCCCCAAGGTGGCCGACCTGGTGCGGATGCTGCAGGGCACCAGCACCGACCGGGCCGCGCTGGCCTGGGGCAAGGTGCACGAGGCCATGAGCGCCGTGGGCGCGTACAGCGATGTGGTGTTTGATGACCCGGCCATCCACGCCGTAGTGGAGGACCTGGGCGGCTGGCCTAAGGTGTGCCGCACCGACCTTCAGGAGCTGTCCTACCTGCAGCACCGCTTTCAGGAGGCCCACCGCGCCTACACGGCACGCGGGCAGTTTGAGTACCAGCGGCGCTTGGCGGGGGATCGATCGCCCGACCACGAATACGCACGAAGTGGTCTGCCGCTGCCACGCCCGGCCCTGGTGGGCGACAAGGCCCGCGCAATTGCGGTCCTGCAAAACGGCAACGCCGCCGGTAAGACCACGATCAGCAGGCTGGAGAAGCACGCAATGCATTTGCTTGCGAACACCAGCACAGGGCAGGAAGCGAGGTGCGCATGACTTCGCAGAGCACTTGCAGCGGCTGCGCCTACTGGTCCCTCAAGGACACAGATCGCAGCATGGCCCGCTTGGGCTACGCCCGATGCCTGAAGAAAAAGCTGCCTGGGCACACCACCAGCGCCGATGCTGTCGCGTGCGACCGGTTTGCTGCGGTGGATGCTGGCGCTGCCAAGGCCCGTATCGAGTGGCTGGCCAAGCAGGAAGTCGGACGCCCATGAAGCCGGCTATGTACGCTCTGGGCCGGCTCAAAGCCGGGGCCATGAACAAGACCGAAGCAGCCTACGACCAGCACCTGGCGCTGCTGCAGCATGCAGGGACGATCCAATGGCGCCGGTTTGAAGGGCTGAAGCTGCGGCTGGCCGACAACACGTTCTATACGCCCGACTTCGCCGTCATGGCGGCCGACGGAGTGATCGAGTGCCACGAGGTCAAAGGCTTCTGGCAGGACGATGCCCGGGCCAAGATCAAGATCGCGGCCGACCAGTACCCGTTCCGCTTCATCGCCATCAAGGCGCGCACGAAGAAAGACGGCGGCGGCTGGGCAGTGGAGGCGTTCTGATGGTGGATGTTGGATTCTTTGGCAAGCCGGTGCCGCTGTCGGGCCAGCGCCGCCAGGCAGGCAGCACGGTGACTCGCCTGGTGGAGCCGAAGCTGGATCGGCTTCCCGATGGCCGTTACATGCAGACCCAGTGGATGTGGAACCGGTGCGCGCGCTTGGTGCAGGTGGGTGCAACGACGATTTACGTGGTCAATGACTACGGTGTGATGGTGCCAGTCGCCAGCTGGGAGGCGCGGTGCTGAACAAGTTGAACGACCGCGAGCGCGCACACCTGGCGCTGGTCAAGGAGTTGCCCTGCAGCGTCTGTGACCAACCCGGGCCCAGCGAGGCTCATCACGTAAAGCAGGGCCAGCAATACACGGCCGTGGCGCTGTGCGAGAGCTGCCACCGTGGCGCGCTGATGGGCTGGCATGGCCAGCGCCGCATGTGGGCAATCAAGAAGATGGATGAGCTGGCCGCGCTGAATGTGACGGTGCGCCGGCTGATGGGCAATTGAGGAAGTAGGGGAGGTGACTTTGAAACGCGATATCCCAATCACGGTGCCAGCTGAGCTGCGCCATGCAGAAGAGCTGCTGGAGCAGTACGGGCGCTGGGCGCAGGACCGCTACCAGAAGCAGCGCTGCGCGAGCGCGGAAGGTGCATATCGCCCACCAGTGAACAGGGAGGAGGAGCCGCTGGTGCCCTTCATCCCGGACTGGAACGCAATGCAGGTACAGCGCGCGCTGCAGGTGGTTCCCATGCAGTACCGGCGCGTGCTGTTTGCCATCTATGTGCCGCAGAAGGAACACCCCATGGCCGCCCGCCGCAGGTACAGGCTGCAGCGCGATGTGTGGGACCACAGCCGCATTGAAGGCCTGCGCCGATTCTGGGCGTTCTACCGCTTGCGCTACTTGACAGGGTGTGGCACAATCGCGCCAATTCTCCGCGACACTGAGTCGTGCGCCCTGGTTGCCTAACGGCAGCCAGCGGCGTGACAAAAAGAAAGCCCGCTAGGTTCGCCAGCGGGCTTTGTTGTTTGTGGCGTCAGATCCGCCCAGCTTCACGGTCGGCGCGCAGCGCGGCTCCGCCCACGTCCGGGCTTAAGTGCAGCGACGACGCCGGCGCCAAGTACCTCCGCTGCAGGGCGCGCGGCAGCAAAGGACTCCACCCCCAATTCGGGGTTGTCAGCATCAGCCGCAATCCCCTCGTTGATCGCTTTGTCTTCGGCTTCTGTGGGATGAATGAGTACGCTCCCTGATGATCCTGGGAGTTTTCCGGTCATGAGTTCAAGGCGAGCTGAGCAATGAAACCGCTGCGGCTGGCCCCTGCGGCGCGCGCGCGATCATCAAGACGCTTCAGGATGCGACGGGGAAGCGTGATGTTGATGCGCTCGGCGGTTTCGTCCATGACCGCCGGGTCTATTTCAACAATTGCCCACACGAAGCCCTTCAGATCAGGATCAGCCTGGTGGGCAGCAATGCTGGTGGGTTCCGGCACGGTCGCACCCGAGTCAATGGCGGATTCAATCCAAAGCTCGATTGCTTCCTTGGCGTTCTCGATTGCCTGGTCGATGCCTTCATCGGCGGCAGAGAAGCAGCCGGGGAGGTCTGGAACAACGACGCCCCAAGCTTGGGTGTCGCTTCCTGGCTCAATAGCGATGGGGTATTTCATGTGAGTGCTCCAAGAGCATAGGGTTGCACCCCGGATCGCTCCGGGGCTGTGGTTTTACTTCAGGCCTGCTTGTTTGAGAAGTTTGTTCACTAGTCCTATGCCGAGATCCTTTTTAGGGTGAGGGACGCTTATGTGTCCGGGACGGTTTGGGTGGTGGTAAATGTGGTGTGAGCCCTTAACTCCCCTCAATATCCACCCATCCCGCAGAAGCAGCTTAGTGAGTTCTTTGCTGTCCATGTGTGTATTATACACACGATACACATCGTACACAACAGGTGTTTGAAAGTGTTTTATGCCTCCACGCCCTAATCGGCCATGCCGGCATAAAGGGTGCAGGGCCATCCACCGTAATGCCAACGGCTACTGCGACGCACACCAGCAAGAAGCGCTGAAGGCTAAGCGCGGAAGCGCGGGTCAGTTCAGCGCTTGGTACACCACCACGAGGTGGCGAGCGGTGCGAGCAAGGCAGCTCAGAGCGGAGCCGCTGTGTGCATATTGCGAGCGTCAGGGTCGTGTCACCGAGGCCTCGATCTGCGACCACATTGAGCCCCACCGCGGCGACCTGGAAAAGTTCTGGGCCGGCCCTTTCCAATCCCTTTGCCAAGGCTGCCACAGCGGCGAAAAGCAACGCGAGGAGCGGCGTCGTGCATCAAATGAGAATCCTTCTCACTAATTCAGCGGGGATTAGGGGGGGTGGTCGGAAAGTCGGCAGTGTTCCAAGGAACAGCCGCGCCCCTAAGTGAATTTTTACACCCGCGAAAAATGAAATTTAACTGGAGGCCCGATGGCAGGAGCTGCTGGGCGCTCTGGTCGTCGCCCGAAACCTACGGCACAGAAGGAGTTGGCCGGCAACCCCGGCAAGAGGGCGCTGAACAAATCTGAGCCTGACTTCGGCCTTGTCCGCAATGTCGACTGCCCGATCTGGATGGGCGACTACGGGCGCGAGCTGTGGGAGACGGTTTGCCCGTTGCTGTGCCGCGAGCGGGTGATCGAAGCGACCGACATCCAGAACCTCGAGGTGTACTGCAATGCCTACGACCAGTTCCGGATGGCTCAGGACGAAGTAAGGAAAAACGGGGTCACGGTGATGGGCGCCATGGGTGGCCTGGTCAAGAACCCTGCCGTCACGGCAGTCAAGGAGGCCACGGCAATGATGGCCACCTACGGCGGAATGCTGGGGCTGGATCCATCGAGCCGGTCGCGCGTGATGGGCAAAAAACCAGAGGATGGCGCAAACCCGTTCGCCAAGCTGATCAATGGCTAAGTACCCGGCAGTTGAGGAGGCGAAGAAGTTCGCCAAGGCTGTGGTTGCCGGCAAGATTCCGGCATGCCGGTATGTTGTGCTGGCATGCCAGAGGCACTTGGACGACTTGGATCGGGCCAAGCAAAAGAGCTACCCCTACAAGTTCGACGCCCAGGAGGCTGAGCGCAAGATCGCGTTTATCGAGCTGCTGCCGCACACCAAAGGTGAGTGGGCTTTCAAGCGGCAGCTTGTGACGCTTGAGCCATGGCAGAAGTTCGGCCTGGCGTGCACCTTCGGCTGGAAGCGCAAGCGCGATGGCATGCGGCGCTTTCGGGAGAGCTACTGGGAGGTCAACCGCAAGAACGGCAAGTCGTTAATTGCGGCTGGCGTTGGCTTGGTCATGTTTGCCGCAGACGGCGAATTCGGCGCAGAGGTCTACCCAGGCGCCACGACAGAGAAGCAAGCCTGGGAAGTTTTCCGGCCTGCGCGCCTGATGGTCAAGCGCTCGCCGATGCTGATTGAGGCCGCCGGCATCGAGGTGAACGCCTCGAACCTGAACAAGCCTGCGGATGGCAGCCGCCTGGAGCCCATCATTGGCAACCCTGGCGACGGCGCCAGCCCGTCGTGCGCTATCGTGGATGAGTACCACGAGCACGATTCGGACGCCCTTTACACAACGATGCTGACTGGCATGGGGGCGCGAAAGCAGCCGCTGATGTTCATCATCACCACAGCGGGCTACAACATTGAGGGGCCCTGCTACGACAAGCGCCGCGAGGTCGTGGAGATGCTCGAGGGCACAGTCGACAACGATGAGCTGTTCGGCTGGATCTGGACGATTGACGAAGGCGACGACTGGAAAGACCCGGCCGTCCTGGCCAAGGCCAACCCGAACATGGGGGTCTCCGTATACCAGGAGTATCTGGAGAGCCAGCAGCGGCGAGCGATCCAGCAGGCCCGCTTCACCAACACCTTCAAGACCAAGCACCTTGGCCTGTGGGTGACGGCGAAGACTGGCTTCTACAACCTGGCGCAGTGGGAGTCCCTGAAGGACACCAGCCTGACGCTGGAGAAGTTCGAGGGCCAAGCCTGCGTCCTGTCGTTCGACTTGGCGCGCAAGCTGGACATGAACAGCATGGCGCGCCTGTTCTGGCGGGACATCGATGGCAAGCGCCACTACTACTCGATCGCCCCCAGGTTCTGGGTGCCCGAGGACACGGTGGCGAACATGGACAACCGCCGGATGGCCGAGCGCTACCAGAAGTGGGTGAACGCAGGCCTGCTGCTGCAGACCGATGGAGCGGAGATCGATTACCGCGAGATCCTGGAGGAGGCCAAGGCTGCCAACAGGCTCAACCCGGTGCAGTGCTCACCAATGGACCCGCACGGTGCAACGAACCTGGGGCACCAGCTGGATGACGAGGGGCTGACGCCCATCACTATCACCCAGAACTACACCAACATGTCGGACCCCATGAAGGAGATCGAGGCGGCCATCGCCTCGGGGCGCTTCCACCATGACGGGAACCCAATCATGACCTGGTGCATGACGAACGTGATTGGCAAGAACTTGCCGGGCAACGACGACGTGGTGCGCCCGATCAAGCAGGGCAATGACAACAAGATTGACGGCGCCGTGGCGCTGATCATGGGTGTCGGCCGGCTGCTTGTGCCGGCGGACGCAGAAAAGAGTTACGACATTCACTTCCTCTAGAGAGGGAACATGAAACCAACAGACCGTTTGTACAGCCTCATGAAAGTGAAGGCTGTGGATGAGGAGGCCCGAGAGATCACGGGCATCGCCTCAACTATCAGCAGCGACCGCGCTGGCGACGTGATGGAGCCGGCGGGGGCTGAATTCAAGCTGCCCATGCCCTTGCTCTGGCAGCATGACCGTGAGCAACCTATCGGTCAGGTGCTGTCGGCCAAAGTGACGGCGGACGGAATCGAGATTCGCGCCAAGCTGGTGGCTCCGATGGAGGATATGCCGAACCAGTTGAAAGCCCGCCTAGAAGAGGCGTGGCAGTCGATCAAGACTGGCTTGGTGCGCGGCCTAAGTATTGGCTTCCGCCCGCTGGAATACGCTTTCCTCGACTCTGGCGGTGTGCATTTCACCCGCTGGGAGTGGTTCGAGCTGTCGGCCGTGACGATTCCGGCCAATGCCGAAGCCACCATCACCACCATCAAATCCTTGGACTTGTCGCAGCGCGCCGCGTCTGGCAATTCGCCGAACAAGTCCAATCCACCGCCCGGCGTTTCGGGCAAATCGAAGCAACCCGCCGTCGGCGGGTTTTTTTATGCCCCAACGAAAGGCGACACCGTGAACGTTCAAGAACAAATCAAGGCCTTGGAAGCCAAGCGCACCGAGCTGGCTGCCGAGCGCCTGGGCATCCAGTCCAAGGCTGCCGATGAAGGCCGCACCAAGGATTCCGCCGAGCAAGACCGTTTTGACGACATCACCAGCCAGATCCAGTCCATCGACAAGGAGCTGGTCGACCTGCGCGTGATGGAAAAGGATCTGCTGGCCACTGCAAAGCCTGTGGCAGGCGACAGCTCTGCCGCTGCTGCTGCATCGCGTCTTCCAAGCCATGCACAAACCCATGTCAGCGTCAAGCACAACCATGCCGAAAAGGGCCTGGCCATGGCCCAGTATGTGCGCGTGCTGCACCAGTCCAAGGGCATCCCGCAGTTCGCGATCCAGATCGCCGAATCCCAGAAGGGTTCCATCGATCCTCGCGTGATCGAGATGGTGAAGGCTGCAGTGCCTGCCGCCAGCACCCAGGTGCCCGAGTGGGGCGGCAACCTGGTGACCCAAGGTGGTGTGGTCGGTGACTTTGTCGAATTCCTGCGCCCGGCAACAGTGCTGGGAAAGTTCGGCGCCGGCGGCATCCCGGCGCTGCGCACTGTCCCGTTCAACGTCCCGCTGGTTGGCCAAACCGCCGGCGGCGCTGGCTACTGGGTTGGCGAGGGTAAGGCCAAGCCGCTGACGCAGTTTGCTTACGGCACCAACATGCTGCAGCCGCTGAAGGTGGCCAACATCGCGGTGATCACCGAGGAGCTGCTCAAGCGCGCTAGCTTGCCTGCCGACACGATGATCCGTGACCAGCTGGTGGCCGCGCTGACTGAACGCTTGGACATCGACTTCCTGGCTCCCACCAAGGCGGCCGTGGCTGGCATCTCGCCTGCGTCGATCACCAATGGCGTGACGGGCATTGCCTCCAGCGGAAACGACGCTGCCGCGATCCGTGCAGATGTGCAGGCGGTCTTTGCCGCCTTCCTGGCGGGCAACAACGTGCCGTCCACTGGCGTGTGGATCATGCGCAGTGAAACCGCGCTGGCGCTGTCCTTGATGCGCAATCCCCTGGGCCAGTCCGAGTTCCCAGGCATTGGCATGACGGGCGGCACCTTCGAGGGCATGCCGGCCATCGTGTCCGACTACGCTCCCGCGGGCGTGGTGGCGCTGGTCAACGCCAGCGACGTCTACTTCGCCGATGAGGGTGGCTTCCAGGTGGACATGTCCCGCGAGGCGTCGCTGCAAATGGCTACCGACCCTGACCACGACAGCACCACTCCCACCGCCGCCGAGCTGGTGTCCATGTTCCAGACCAACTCGGTGGCGTTCCGCGCCGAGCGCACGCTGAACTGGGCCAAGCGCCGCCCAGGCGCCGTCCAAATGCTGACCGGCGTGAAGTGGGGTCTGCCCGAAACTCCCTGACCCAGTCGTCAGGCGATAGGGGATTCCTGAAAAGGAGTCCCCTTTTTCATGGCGAAAGGAGCCAACGTGACCGTGACATTCACCTACAAGAACGGCCGCGAGCGCCGCATGACTCGGCAGGAGGCCGAGGTGCTGCGCCGCTTGGGCTATGGCCAGTACGTGCCCAAGGACATGCGCGCCGCCACTGGCATGCAGCCAGCGCACACCGCGGCCGCTGTGGTGCAAGCGCCGGTGGTGACTGAGGGCCCCCTGGCGCCCGGCGCCAAAGAGGCGGTAGAGCAACCTGTCGGCGACCAAGTCAAGAAGCCGCGTGGGCGACCCAGCAAACCAAAGCCTGAGAGCAAGCAATGAGCATCATAAGCCGCACATATCAGTCGGTCCGCAAGGCCCTGAGCCCTGTCACATCGGCGATTGGCGGCTGGGTGTCCTTGATCCGTGAGCCATTCGCAGGTGCCTGGCAGCGCAACCAGGAGATGAGCTGCGAGGATCTGCTGGGTTCTCCCATCGTTTACGCCTGCGTGACCCAGATTTCCAACGACTTCGGCAAGCTGCGTGCCCGGAGCATGCGTAAAGACAAGGACGGGATATGGGTTGAGCAGGATGGCGCTGATGCCGTGTCCCGCGTGCTGCGCAGACCGAACCGCTACCAAAACCATGTGCAGTTCAAGCAGTGGTGGCAGATGTCAAAGCAGACTCGCGGCAACGCATACGGTCTAAAGCGTAAGGATGCGGCGGGCAATATCGAGGCGATCTACATCCTGAATCCTGACCTGGTCACCCCGTTGGTGGCCGACGACGGGTCGGTCTACTACCAACTAGGCCAGGACAACCTGGCAGGTGTCCAGCAGAGCACTACGGTCCCCGGGAGCGAGATCATCCATGACCGGATGAACTGCCTTTACCACCCCTTAGTTGGCGTGGCGCCACTGTACGCGGCGGCGATCGCTGCCGGAATCGGTGTGAGTATCCAGAAGAACACCCTCCAGTTCTTTGGCAATTCAGCCATGCCTGGCGGAATTTTGGTGGCCCCTGGGAACATCAGCAAGGAAAACGCTGATCGCCTCAAGGACCAGTGGCAGTCGGGATACACCGGCCCAAATGTTGGCAAGGTCGCTGTTCTAGGCGACGGCATGAAGTTCGAGGCCCTTGGCCGCAACGCTGTGGACTCACAGCTAATCGAGACGCTCAAGTGGAGTGACGAGCGAGTCTGCTCGGTGTTTCATGTGCCCGCCTACAAGGTTGGGGTAGGGCCGGTGCCCAGCTACAACAATATCGAAGCGCTTGATCGAGCCTACTACTCCGACTGTCTGCAGACGCCGATCGAGGAGTTCGAAGCCGTTATGGACGACGGCCTCGGACTGGATGGGGTCAAGCATGGGGTGGAGATAGATCTCGACGGTCTGATGCGCATGGACAGCAAGACCCAGATGGATACCTTGAAGGCTGGGGTGGAGGGAAGCCTGCTCACCGTGAACAACGGGCGCAAGCGTTTGAATCTGCCTCCCCTCGAAGGTGGGGACACGGTCTACATGCAGCAGCAAGATTTTCCGCTCGACCAGGTGCGGAACAACACACTGCAGCCACCGACTGCGCTGGATTCTGCGGCGCCTGCGCCGGAGCCAGTGCAGACGCTATCCGACGAAGACAAGAAGGCGCTTGCAGGCGTGCGCGCGTTCATGGCAACACAGGCCGCCATCAAAGCTGCGCAAGCGGCAATGAGGAAGACGAATGTTTGATCCAGAAGAGTTCGGCCAGGCGATGGGCCAGATGGCAGCGCAAGCCATCGAAAAAGCTGTTGAGCCTCTGCAGCGCCGACTATCCGACCTGGAGAAGCAGCTCTCTGCGGCGAAAGACATTGCGCAGTTAATTTCAGACGAGGTGTCAAAGAGGATTGCCCAGCTGCCGGCGCCAAAGGACGGGAAAGACGTCGACATGGCGGCAGTCAAGTCTGAAATTTCCGAACAGGTGCGATTGGCCGTTGCATCAATTCCGCTACCGAATGATGGCCGAGATGGAATCGATGGGAAGGATGGCGCGCCTGGTCTCGATGGTCAGGGCGTTGATATGGTGGCGGTGGCGGCCACGATTAAAGAGCTGATCAAGGAAGCTGTAGCTGCCATGCCGGCGGCAAGGGATGGCCGAGATGGAGCCGACGGAAAAGACGGAACCGACGGCAAGAGCTTCACCCTTTGCGAGGCAGAGGAGTTGCTGAAGCACCACTGGTCCAGTTGGGAGCTGGATTTCGAACGACGCGCAGCCGTGACTTTGGAGAAGGCACTCGAGCGGATGCCGAAGCCAGCCAATGGCGCCGACGGGAAAGATGGCGTTGATGGCCTGGGCTTTGATGATCTGCAGGTCGAGCACGACGGCGGCCGCAGGTTGTCACTCAAGTTCGCTCGTGGTGACCGCATCAAGACGTTCGACCTTGATCTTCCCGTAGTCATCGACCGCGGTATCTACAAGGACGGAAGCGACTATTTCGCAGGTGACGGCGTTACCTGGGGCGGCTCCTACTGGATTGCTCAGATCGAAACCAAATCCAAGCCTGATAGCCAGGACAGCGGCTGGCGCCTGGCGGTCAAGAAAGGCCGCGACGGCAAGGATGGTCGCAACGGCATCGACAAGACGGCGCCAGTGCGCCTGGAGGGGTGAGCATGGATCTGGTCACACTTCAGCAGGTGCGCGACCATCTGCGCAGTGATTCTGGTGATGACGACGCCGACCTGCAGCTGAAGATCTCCGCCGCCAGTAGCGCTGTATTGGGCTACATCACGGCATCGGTCTGGGAGCCGCAGCGAGACGATGAGCTTCGGCCGGTCATTGGTGAGGACGGGAAAGAAGTCCCGTTGCTTGATGGCGACGGCAAGAAGGTGGTACGGAGATTGGTGCAGCAAGCGACGCTGTTGACCGTTGGGTGGCTCTACCGCGACCGCGAGGGCTCAAACGATAGCTGGGCGAACCGAGAGGACTACGGCTATGCGCTTCCGCGCGGCGCCACGGCCCTGTTGTATCAACTGCGAAACCCTACGGCGGTGTGACATGGGTTGCGCCGGATGTGAAGCCAGGCGCGCCTGGATAAAGAAAATGAGGGAGTTGGCATATGCGCGTGCCCGAGAACTCTTTGACCGACCAAGAGCGGCTCATCCACGCCCTGCTGGCGCAGGCGGAGAGCAACAACCGCCTAGCGAACGCTGTGGCACAACTGGCAGCGGCGATCGCTGATGAAAATGCTGGCGATGAGGTGGGTGACCTGGGGGGCACTTACTTGGATGGGACCCCGAAATGATCGATGCCGGCAAACTCCGCCACCGCGTCAGCTTGCAGGAGCACCAGACCACGCGCAACCCGGATACGGGTGACGTGATCAAGCAGTGGGTTGAGCTCGGGAAGCTTTGGGCTTCCATCGAGCCGCTGAGTGCACGCGAGTTCATTGCCGCCGCTGCGGAGCAATCCAAGGTTGTGGCCAGGATCGTGACCCGCCATAACCCCAGGGTAACGGCCCGCATGCGCTTTGTGCACCGCGGGAAGGTCTACAACATCGAAGGGGTGCTTCCCGATCGCGATAGCGGCTTGGAGTACCAGACCCACCCAGTAAGCGAGGGCGTGAACGATGGCTGACGTCGAGTTCAAGCTGAAAGGGGTCGAGGAGGTGCGCAGGCGCTTACTTGAACTGCCAAAGGAGCTCCAGCTCAAGCCGGCGCGCTCGGCCCTCGGCAAAGCCGCCACGATTGTGCGGAAGCAAGCTCAGGCAAATGCACTGCGGGTCGATGACCCGGATACCGGTCGCCGAATTGCCGACAACATCGTCCAGCGGTTTCGCGGACGCTACTTCAGACGCACTGGCGATTTGATGATCTCTGTGGGCGTCGGTACTGAGAAAGGCCGGATCCCGAAAGGGAATCCGGACACCGGAACCAAAGGAAACACGCCTCACTGGCACCTGCTGGAATTGGGCACAGAAAATCAGCGGCCACAGCCCTTTCTGCGCCCAGCAGCCGAGGAGGTGGCGGCTCAGGTAATGGACACGTTCACTTTGAACATGAACAAGGCCATCGATCAGATCGCGAAAAAGCTGGCCAGGAAATGAACGCTCCTATCTATCTCACCGCAAAGCGCTGGCCTGCTCTGCTGGCGCTGCTGGGCGACCCGGAGCCGCGGCTGTACCCCTGGGGGCAGAACGACGACGATCCGAAGGTCTATCCCTACGCCACGTTCCAAGTGGTCAGTGGTTCGCCGGAGAACTATCTGAGCGGTCGGCCTGATGTTGACGGTGTGGGACTGCAGGTCGACGTGTGGGCCGAGACGCCTGACAGCGCGCGCAAAGTTGCAGAAGCATTGCGCGATGCCATCGAGCTGGATTGCTACATCACATCCTGGCGTGGACAGGACCGGGATCCAGAGACCAAAAGCTACCGGGTTAGCTTTGACTGTGATTGGGTGGTCCGGCGATAACGATCGTCAGTGCCACCAGGGCCTCAATTTCAACCAATGCCGCCGATGAGGCGGTTTTTTCATTTCTGAAAGGACTCCCATGTCTGTGTTGACTCAGGGAACCGAGATCTTCGCGATGGTCCCTACCGTGGCAGATCCCACCATTTTTGAGATTCTGCGCGTGGCTTGCCCCACATCCTTCAGCCCTGGCGATGAAAGCTCGGACGACATCGATGACACCTGCCTTGATGAAACCGACACACGCAGCAATATCCCGGGCTTGATCACGCCTGGCGAGGCCAGCCTCGAGATCAACACCGATCCAAGCACGGCGAGCCATGTTCGGCTGTTCCAGCTGAAGAAGGACCGCGAGAAGCTGACGTGGTTCATTGGCTGGTCCGACGGCAAAAGCCAGCCAGCGATCGATGCCGCTGAAGATCTGGGCTTCTCGCTGCCTAGCGACCGGACCTGGCTGGTGTTCAAGGGGGCTATCGGCACCTTCCCCTTCGCATTTGAAACCAACAGCGTGGTCAAGTCCGCCATGACCATCAAGCGCAGCGGCGCCCTGGAATGGGTCCGCAAGTCCACCACTCCTTGAGGGCCGTCATGAACCTGTCTGATTTGCAAGAGATGGGCGGATTCGTTGATTCCGCCCCGGTCAAGAAGTCCATCAAGTGGAAGGGCGCCGACGGCAAGGAGCGCAAGGGTGACGTGTTTGTGGTCCGCCAGCCATACGGCGCGGTCGAGTCGGCACTGATTGGTGACGGCAAGGATCGTGTGCAGGGCGCACAACTGATCTCGTTGTGCATCCGACTTGGCGCCGATGGCGGCGAGCAACTGACCTACGAGCAGGCGTACGCGCTGAGCCCGGCTCTTGCCTGGGCATTCGTCGGCGCGATCAATGAGGTGAACAGCCCAAAGGCCTGACGCCCTCCGAGGAGGCTTTGCACGAGATGGTGCTGGCCGGAGTCGGAGGGCGAACGGTGGCTGAGCTTCGGCGGAACATGAGCTGGGCAGAATTTCAGGCCTGGATGCAGTACCGCGCTAAGCACGGGCAGCTGCACATGCAGCATCACATTGAGCACGCTGCGGCGCTGGTGGCCTATGTGGTCAGCGGCACAGTTCCGCGTGCGAAAGGGCAAAAGGGGCCGGGCTTCATGGACTTCTTGCCGCGACGAGCGATGGCGGAGGGGGCTGGAAATGAGGCGCAGGAAGAAATGCCAATCGACATCGATACCGCAATTGCTACCTGGCGGTGATGGCTGGCGCTGCGCTGGCAGCTGTTCATTCGGAGCAGCAATACCTCCCGTGAGAGTGATGATTGTTGCGTGATGTAACATTGCCTGCAAAAGGAGAGGGTATGTCATTCACCGTACGGGCCGAGCTGGGCAATGAAGCCTGATGCGCCACCATTGCTAGAGGCAGGGATTCATCACCTGACCAGCCATCGTTTAAAGCAAATTGCCGTTGATGCGTTCCCGGCTGACACCCGGAGGTCCGAGCTTTTTGGTAAGTTCTTAGCGTGGCGCGAGCAATTACGGTCGGCCGGGATTTCTGGGGTAGCTTGGCTGGATGGGTCGTTTCTCACGCAGAAATTCAACCCTGATGACATCGACCTAATTTTTTGGTCGCCAACAACAACCAGGCCGTTGTCTGATGCTGAGAAGCGGTTGGTCGCGAAATTGCTGGATAAGCCAACTTGCCGAGCCACATACGATTTGGATGTTTACTGCGAGTCCCCTCGGGGAGAAGATGTGGTGCACAGCCAAGCTTATTGGAAGGGAATGTTTGGCTTCTGTCATGACGGGCGGACAGCCAAGGGAATAGCGGAGGTCGTGATATGAATCTCCAGAGGATGAAGGAGCATTCCGCTCAACTGCGTGTTTTTGCAGAACAGACCAGCGCGAGGGCGTTGGCGGAGCCAGACGACTTCATGCTGCAGCTGGTTGCAAAGAATCAACTAGATGCAGCCGAAGAGGTCGAGATGAAATACCTGCTGGCACTTGGCAAGCAGAATTCGCAGTCTCTTGAGTGGCGTTTGGTTGGGGAGCGGACGAAGCGTGGGCAAATTCCCATGGCATTGCTGGCGAAGCTGTCGGACGCTCTCAACAAACTGCTTTTGAAGGCAGCTTTCTTTGCAAGGAACAAAGAAGACGCGTTTCGCGGTGTTGGAGACATGTTCTCCAATGAGATGAACCTCAAGTTGGCGGGGCTGTCCGAAGGGTCGGTGCGACTTTTCATCGTGGGCAACACAGAACCTGACGCGACAGGGTCGGCGCCGCTTTTAGAAGGTTTTCGGCATGTGCTGGACGCCTTGGGGGCGGGAGATCGTCCAAGCGATTTCTATGAATCGCTCGGGGAGCTCGGCGAACAGGCTAGTCGCGCGCTGCACGACACCTTGAAGGCTATGGAGCTAGAAGAGTGCTCGGTTGAAGTTACATGGCACTCTGATACTGAAGGGCGATCTCAGGCCTTGCGCTTTGATCAAATCGTTCGCATGAGGTCTATGCTGTCTGATTCAGTTGATGGCGAGCCTGAAGATGATGAGGTGAGCGGGATCATCGAGCTTTTGGCTGCAAATGGGCGAATTCAGATCTTGGGAGTTTCTGGCGAAAGAACGAGGGTGCGTTTCAAACCGAAGAGCCAGGGCGAGTGGGTGTCGAGTCTGCGCCTTGGTCAAGATGTATCTTTACGGACTAAGGCGAAGATCTATCGAGATCCGTCAACCGGAGAGGAGACCCGTGTGCACCGGCTGGCAGAGATTTCTAACCCTTAATTCGACAGCCCCGCACCGCGGGGCTTTTTTGTGGGCGGCTTTTGCTACAAAAGTCAGTGGGCGGAAGTCGCGATCTCCACAGCACCTGCCGGTGATAAAGATCGCAGGGACATGCGCCGGTGCTCTTGCAACGCGGATGCAGTACGAAGCACATAGGCCGCCGCTCGCGGCTTGAGCGTCTTCGCGTAACCCAGAGTCCACTGAGGCGGGTTTGCTACCATCCCCGCCATGCACAACATGGAGGGCTTATGGCGCGCGTGACAGGTTTTTTCTTGCTTGCTGTTGCAGCTTTCTGCGCCTGGATGGCTTGGTATAGGGTTGGCGTCATGCAAATGTTTGCAGAAGTTGGCATGCACAGGCCGACGGCGGCATTGGAGCTGAGCGTCCTAATCCTTTGCGGCGTCGTCATTCCGATAGGACTGGCTGCTATCTTGCTGCGGGAAAAATAAGAAAGTTTTTTGTTCCGCCATGTGGCGATTTTTTGTGCCGGCCTAGAGCCGGCTTTGTTGTTTCTGGAGCGGCCATGGCATCGCGATCACTGGGCACTTTAACTATAGACCTGATTGCCAAGGTCGGCGGCTTTGTCCAGGGAATGACTGAGGCGGAGCGTACTGCTGATAAGAAGACGCGTGAGATGGCAAAAAAGGCCAAGCAACGTGCGAAAGAGATTAACGATACGTGGGATGGTATCGGCAAGGCGCTTGGCGCAACGTTAGCTGGTATTAGTTTTGGTGCGGCATTCCAGAAGGTCATTTCGGAAACCCGCAACGCAGAGCAAGAACAGTCATTACTTGCTGCTGCGCTAAAAGCAACCGGTAACCAAGCGGGCTATTCACAAGGACGCCTGAATGAAATGGCGTCAGCGATTGAAGCAGTCACGACAAGATCTGCAGGCGAGCTCAATCAGGCGCAGACGGTGTTGCTGGGCTTTGGCAACATCGTTGGCGAGCAACTTCCCAAGGCCCTGATGGCTGCTGCGGACTACTCCACACGCACTGGCGCAGACATGAAGTCGGCTGCGGAAGTGATGGGGCGCGCACTCGACATTCCCAGCGCGGGTATGGCATCGCTGGTGAAGCAAGGGTTCAAGTTCTCCGAGTCACAGATTGAGGCAGCCAAGAATCTGGAGCAGACAGGCCGCATTGCAGAGGCGCAACAGATTGTTTTTGATGCGCTTAATGAGACATATGGCGGCGCTGCGATCGCGGCAAGAGAGACTTTTGGCGGCGCAATTGATGCCTTGCGGAACACAATAAACGGCTTGCTTACTGGAGACACAGGGAGCCTCAAGCAAGCTCGGGCGTCAATTGAAGATCTGAACGCTACATTGTCGAATGAGGAGACAAGGCAGGCGTTTCAAACCTATGTTGGATGGATAACAGATCTCACCAATAAAGTTGTTTCGTCTGCCGCTGTAATGGCGAACTCAGGATTTTTTGGGTGGTTCTCGGTAAGCAACAAAGAAGCAGAAGACCTGACTTCTACGTATAACGAAGTATCCTCAAAACTCTTAAAGATGAAGGGGATGCGAGATAAATTAGAGCAAGATGGGACATTTGCTAAATGGTGGAATAACTTCTCATACGGCGATGTTGGCGACCTGGACCGTCAAATAGCGATTCAGGAGAAAAAGCTCAAGGGTGTGCAAGCCAGGTTGAATCTGGCTATACCTCCAGTTCCAATGCAGCTTGGTCCTGCAATCACTCCGGATATGACGCCGAAAACACCCGGCTCAGTCAATCTCAAAGATCTCGAGGGCGCACGGCAGGCCGCCGCGCTGGCAAAGCAGCAGGAAGCCCAGGCGAAGAGCTACCTCAAGCAGCTGACAGAGCAGCTCGATAAGAGTCAAAAGCTGACGGCTTACGAGAAGCTCACAGAAGACGTGAAGCGGGGCACAGTGGTTTTGACTGGAGAGCAGTTGGACAAGGCCCGTGGGCTGGCCACAGTCATCGATATGACCAAGGAGATGGAGAAGCAGCGCACGGAGAACCTGGCGCGGCAGAACCTGCTTTTTGAGACGCAAGAGCGGCTCCTGTCCCGCCAGCAGCAGTACCAGCTTGAGTTGGCTACCTATGGGATGGGTGACCGGTCCGCTGCAGAAATGCAGGAGCGCATACAGCTCATTCAACAGCAGCAGGCGGAGTTGCGGAAGCTAGGCGCCGACCAGGCGAATGCCATCGCCGGCGCGGATGACGCAGATGATGTTGAGCGCATTCAGGCTATCTATGCAGATCGACTGGCCGTTATTCGAAACGCGCAGAGCCAAGAACTGTCTATGTTCGATGACTTGCTGCAGCAACGCCGCCAGAAGGAACTGGATTGGGTCAGTGGTGCCCGGTCTGCGTTTGGGACCTATGTTGAGAACGCACAGAATCTCTACCAGCAAACCAACCAGGTGGTGGGAAACATGCTGGGAGGTATGGAGGATGCCCTGGTGGAATTTGCCAAGAATGGGAAGACAAGTTTCAAGGACTTCGCCAACAGCGTGCTTGTCGACTTGGCTCGCATTCAAGCGCGAAAGGCAGTCGTTGGATTGTTCGGAGAAGCTGGAAGATTGGTCTCGGGCCTCGGTTCGTATTTCGGCTTTGCCGATGGCGGCTACACGGGGCCGGGTGGTCGCATGGAGCCGGCAGGCATCGTGCACCGCGGCGAGGTAGTTTGGAGTCAGCAGGATGTGGCGCGGGCCGGCGGTGTTGGTGTGGTCGAGTCCATGCGACGCGGCCTGAACGGCTACGCCAGCGGTGGTGCGGTCGGATTGCCAAATGTCGTGACCAGCGGGCAAATGGCATCCAGTTCTGGCGGCGTCACAGTCAACGTTCCAGTGTCAGTCACCTCGACCGGTGGCGGCGGGCAAGCCAGCGAAGGCGCGCTTTCTGCGATGGGGGCGTCGCTGTCTAAGGCGTTGACGCCTATGGTGCAGGAGATCATCTCCCGCGAGCAGCGTCCGGGTGGGCGCCTCTGGAGTTGGGCGAATGGGAGAAGCTGATGCCTGAGATATTCACCTGGTGCCCGCGCGTTGACCCGCAGGGCTCGGTGGCCCATCGTGTGTTGTCCGCCAAGTTCGGAGATGGCTACGAGCAGACGGCGGCCGACGGCATCAATACCGCGATGCAGTCCTGGCCGCTCTCATTCGTCGGCCGTGAGGCCGTGATACTGCCAATCAAGGCCTTTCTAGATCGGCATGGCAGCTGGCAGTCGTTCCTGTGGACTCCGCCCCTTGGAGGGCAGGGCAGTTACCGAACTGACAACGGATACCAGCTGTCTCCGCGAGGCGCCGGTATTTACGAGTTATCGGTTGTATTAAAAGAGACGCCGAAGCCGTGAAAAGACCTTTCAAACTCTGTAAATAGAGTTGGCAGCAATGGTGCTGCTAATTTATGGAGTACCCAAATGGTCCTAGTTATTAAACACCAAGGCTTTGATTTTCAGAGTAACGAGAACGCGATTCTCATCTGTAGCACTCGCTGGTATCACTTCATCCTTCTGAAGATCTAATCAGGCCAAGCCCGCAACAGCGGGCTTTTTCTTTCCCCATTCGCATGATCACAGCAGACATTCAAGGCCTCGAGCCAGGCGCTTTGGTGCAGCTTTTCGAGTTGGACACCACGGAGATCGGCGGGGATCACCTGCGCTTTCACGGCTACCCACAGGCTGGGCCCATTTTCTGGCAGGGCAATGAGTACGCGCCTTGGGCTATCGAGGCGGAAGGATTCGCGCGCACCGGGACCGGCCAGCAGCCGGTGCCCACCCTGCGCGTAGGGAACATTGGCCAGGACGCAGAGGGCAACCCTTTGCCGGGGGTGATCAGCGCTTTGTGCTTCGCCCTGGACGACCTGGTGGGCGCCCGGGTGATCCGCCGGCGCACGCTTGCCAAGTACCTCGACGCGGCCAACTTTCCAGACGGCAACCCGTCGGCGGACCCTGAAGAAGAGATATCGCCCGAGATCTGGCTGGTGGAGGCCAAGACCCACGAAGACAAGGAAACCGTCGAATTTGAGCTGCGCAGCGCGCTGGATTTTGATGGGGAGCAATTGCCGGCCCGCCAGATCCAGGCCAACACCTGCGGCTGGCTGTCTATAGGCGGTTACCGGGGCCCGTACTGCGGCTACACCGGTGCGGCCATGTTCGACAAGGACGGGAACCCGGTCACTGACCCCACTCAAGACAAGTGCCCAGGGCTCATGCGTGAGTGCAAGCGGCGCTTTGGTGAGTACGAAATCATCAACTTTGGCGGCTTCCCGGCTGCTGACACTCTGCGGGGCTACTGATGCTGCACAAGAAAACACTGGCGGCCATCAAGGCCCACGCCCTGGCGGAGTACCCGCGCGAGTGCTGCGGCCTGATTGTGGCCGCCGGCCGGCGCGAGGTCTACCGGCCCTGTCGCAACCTGGCGCAGGGTCTGGAGCAGTTCCGCATGTCGGCCGAGGACTGGGTCGATGCAGAGGACGCCGGCCGTGTCCTGGCGGTGGTGCACAGCCACCCCGACCACACGGCCGATCCCAGCGATGCCGACCGGGCCGCGTGCGAGGCCACTGGGCTGCCCTGGGTGATTGTGAGCGTGCGGGAGGGCGCGATTGCCGACGTGCACCAGTTCGCGCCATCGGGCTGGGCTGCCCCGCTGCTGGGGCGGCAGTTCTTCCATGGCGTGCTGGACTGCTACACGTTGATCCGAGACTGGTACAGCCGTGAGGCCGACATCCAGCTGCCGGACTTCGAGCGTGCTGATGACTGGTGGAACAACGGCCAGGACCTGTACATGCAGGGCTTTGCCAAAGCAGGGTTTGAGTGCATCCCGAATGGAGCGCCGCTGCAGCCTGGCGATGTGGTGCTGATGTCGGTGCGTTCACCAGTGGCCAACCATGCCGGCATCTACCTGGGCGCGCGGCCCCTGGCCGAGGCGCCGGGGCTGCACCCGGTGCCCCATGCCATGTTGCACCACCTGTATGGGCGCCTGTCCGAGCGGGTGGTGTACGGCGGATATTGGCAAGAGGTCACCCGGGCGGTGGTCAGACACAAGGATTTCAAGGCATGAGCGACGAGCTGCGCACGATTCGGCTGTATGGCTACCTGGGCGCGCGGTTTGGCCGTGTGCACCGCCTGGCCGTGGCGTCTACCGCCGAGGCTGTGCAGGCGCTGTGCGTGGTGCTGCCGGGCTTCGAGCATGAGCTGATGACCAGCAAAGACCGCGGCGTCGGCTATGCCTGCTTTCTCGGGCGCCGCAACCTGGGGGAGGACCGGCTGAATGATCCGGCCGGCGGTGAAGACATTCGGATTGCGCCCATTGTCCAGGGGAGCAAGCGCGGCGGCCTGTTCACCTTGGTGCTGGGGGCTGCGCTGTTCTTTGTGGCGCCGTACTTGGTCAACCCAGCGACAGCGACCCTGCTGGGCGAAGGCGGGGCCATCGCTTTCGGCGCAGGCGTGGCGTCGGCAGGAAAGCTGCTGATGCTGTCAGGGGTGATTCAAGCGATCAGCCCACAGCAAAAGGGTGTGTCCACGCAGGATGGCCCAGACAACGGGGCCTCCTACAACTTCAATGGCCCAGTCAACACGACGGCCCAGGGCAACCCTGTGCCGGTGATCTACGGCGAATTGTTCATCGGCTCTGCGACTGTGAGCGCAGGCATTCACTCAGAAGACCAGCAATGACGCAGACGACGCAAAAGCGCCCGCGCAAGGCCCGGGTGCGGGATACGCACGCCCATTCGCTGCGTGGCTTCCCGCATGGCACACGAGTTGTGGCGGGTGGTTGGAGCCTGCGCGGATACAAGGGCAAGGGCGGCGGCGGTGGCCGCACACCGGTGGAAGCCGCCGACAGCCTGCATAGCACCAGCTACGCCCGGGTGCTGGACCTGCTGGGCGAGGGGGAGATTCAAGGCCTGATCAACGGGCTGCAGTCCGTCTACCTGGATGGCACGCCGTTGCAGAACGCCGACGGTACGATGAACTTCACCGGTGTCAGCGTGGACTTTCGCGCCGGCACGCAGCTGCAGGACTACATCCCCGGCTTCCCGGCGGCCGAGCAAACCTCAGGCGTTGGCACCGAATTGAAGTTCGGTACGCCGTGGGTGCGCGCGGTGAACAACCGCAGCCTGTCAGCCGTGCGCGTGATGCTGGGTGTGAATGGCCTGTCGAAGGCGAACACCAGCAATGGCGATATCGGTGGGCACACCGTGGCCTATGCCATCGACCTGCAAACCGATGGCGGCGCCTGGGTGGAGGTGGTGAACACCTCTTTCACCGGCAAGACCACGCAGCAGTACCGCCGTACCCACCGCATCGACTTGCCCGTGGCCATGTCTGGATGGGTGGTGCGCGTGCGCCGGCTGACGCCGAATGCGAACAGCAACACGATTGCCGACACCACGGTGATCGACAGCATCACGGACGTGGTCGACGCCAAGCTGCGGTATCCGATGTCGGCCCTGGTGGGCCTGCAGATCGATGCGTCGCAGTTCCAGTCCATCCCGACGCGGGCCTATCACGTGCGCGGCCGCATCATCCGGGTGCCCAGCAATTACGACTCGGAAACGCGCATCTACACAGGGATCTGGGACGGCACCTTCAAGAGCGCATGGACGAACAACCCGGCCTGGGTGTTCTTCGACCTGGTCACGAATGACCGCTATGGCCTGGGCCGGCAGATCCCGGCCAGCACCATCAACAAGTGGGCGCTGTATCAGATCGGCACCTACTGCGACGAACTGGTGCCGGACGGGCGCGGCGGGCAGGAGCCGCGCTTTACCTGCAATGCCTACCTGCAGCAGCGTGGTGACGCAACGCGGGTGCTGCAGGACCTGTGCAGCATTTTCCGGGGCATGGTGTATTGGGGGGCTGGCGCAGCCGTGCCCGTGGCGGACATGCCGCGCGACCCGGTCTACACCTACACCCAGGCCAACGTCATCGATGGACGCTTTGCCTACACCGGCAGCCGCCGCAAGGACCGCGCCACGGTAGCGCTGGTTTCGTATAGCGACATGACCGACATGGGCCGCCAGAAGGTGGTCTATGTGCAGGACGACGAGGCAGTCGCGCGCTACGGTATCCGCAAGACGGAGATCTCCGCATTCGGCTGCACCAGCGAGGGCCAGGCCTACCGGGTGGGCCAGTGGGCATTGCTGACTGCGAAGCGTGAGACGCGGACTGTGTCGTTCTCTGTGGGCCTTGATGGGACGCTGTGCGCCCCTGGCCAAGTCATCCGCGTCGCAGACAACCTGCTTGCCGGCCGCCGCATTGGTGGCCGCATCAAGAGCGCCACCAGCAGCACCATCCAGATCGATGCGGAACTGGGCATTCAGTACGGCGACGAGCTGACCGTAATCTTGCCGTCTGGCGTGGCCGAGACGCGAAAGGTGTCCCGGGCTGTGGGTGAGGTGCTGACGGCCGACATGACCACGATCACCGTGGACAGCACGGAGCTGACGGCCGACATGGTCTCGCTGCCCGGCACGACGGTGACCATCACCGTGGAAACGCCGTTCTCGGCCGTGCCGCGCGCGGAATCGGTGTGGGCGCTGGAGGCGCCTGGGCTCAAGACGCAGCTGTATTCGGTGGTCAGTGTTACCGAGGGCGAGGGGCTGACGTTCGACATCACCGCGGTGCAGCACGAGCCGGGTAAGTTCTCGGCCATTGACCATGGCACCCGCCTGGATCCGCGTCCGGTGACCGTGGTACCGCCCAAGGTGCAGCCGGCTCCGGCCGAGGTGACCATCGACAGCTTCAATGTTGTGCGCCAGGGCATCAGCTCGCAGACTGCGGTGATCAAGTGGGCAGCCGCAGACAGCGCGGTTCTGTACGACTGCGAATGGCGCCGCAATGACAGCGACTGGGTGCGCGCAGGCCGCACCGCCACCACATCGCTGGAGATCGATGGTGCATATGCCGGCTCTTACGTGGCCCGCGTGCGCGCGATCAACTCCATCGAGGCTTCCAGCGCATGGGCACAGTCTGCAGTGACGCAGCTGGACGGCCTGCTGTCCGCGCCGCCGGCGGTGACGAACTTGGCAACCTACAGCCAGGTGTTCGGCATCGGGCTCTCCTGGGGCTTCCCTGAAGGCGCGAACATCATCCAGCGCACTGAGCTCTGGTACTCCCAGACCGCTGACCGTGGCGCGGCCATCAAGCTGGGCGACTTCGCCTACCCGCAGAACACGCACAGCATGATTGGCCTGGCCGCAGGCGCGCGCTTCTTCTTCTGGGCTCGCCTGGTGGATAAGAACGGGCTTGCCGGCCCGTGGCACCCGACCGGCGCCGGCACGTCCGGCGCAGCCAGTTCCGATGCGAGCGCGATCCTTGACTACCTGAAGGACCAGATCACGGAGACGCAGCTGTCCCAGGCGCTGCTGGAGAAGATCGAGTCCGGCGACGGCTCCATGGTTGAAGTCGAGGCCCTGAAAACGGCCCTGGCCGCGATGTACACGATCAAGACACAGCTGACTGTGGACGGCAAGCCGTACATGGCCGGCATCGGTGTCGGGGTCGAAAACGACCAGGGTGTCATCACCAGCCAGATCCTGCTGGCGGCCCAGCGCATCGCGGTGCTCAACGAGGCGAATGGATCCACCAGTGTGCCCTTTGTGATTCAAGACGGCGTCACCTATATCAACTCGGCGTTCATCAAGACCGCATCGATCGGCAGCGCGAAGCTGGCCGACTGGCTGGAGTCGGATGCTGTGGGGCCTGGTGGCGTGCCAGTGCTGCGCCTGAACTTCCGCACCGGGGAGATCCAGCTCAATGCGCCAGCTGAAGGGGGAGGGCGGCTCACGCTCAACAACCAGAAGTTGCAGGTGTTTGACGAAAACGAAATCCGCCGTGTGGCGTTGGGGATCCGGATATGACAACGGGCCTGCAGGTGTTTGATGCCGCCGGCCGGTTGATCGATGACGTCACCAGCCAGTTCAGCCGGATCATCGGGAGTGTGGATATTCCGCCGCAAAACCCGATGACGATTACCAGCTATACCGGTTCGTTTGCCGTACCGGAATTTTCGGGAGGGACGCCGTTCTTTTTCTTCACCACGATTTCAGCACCGGTAGCCGGAGATATCCGGTTCTATCCGAACGTCACAATTTCAGGGAATACGCTGACCTGGGCATATCAAATGCTCAACACTGAATTCAACAGAATTATGGTAAGTGAGGCGTATGGGGTTGTGGGCGGGCTCCGGTTGTTTTATGGGGTGTATAGCTGATGTTCGAAGTAGTGAATCCGAGCACAGGGAAAATATCGATTAACGACACTTATCAGAATTTTCACCTGCGGCGGTCTGGGAAGCTCAACGCATCAGACTTTATCTATGGCCCCGCCGGGTCAAATTTTACGCAGCGGTGCTGGGCAGAAATATCGACCGCTGGGTGTAAATCGCCCATGCTTGTGCTACGTGGCCCGCTTGACACGATAGTCACTCCGCACCATTCACTGTATCAAAACAAGTTCTATTTGCATACGTGGTGGAACTACACCAAGGCCGGTGGTGTGGAGTGGTATCTGTTTGATGACTGGACGCCGCCGAACAGGGCAGATTTCGGCCTGGAATTGAGAGACGCTGCAAACAACGTGAAATATAACAGCGGGTGGCACCGGCTGAAGGTTTTGCAGATGTTGAATGTTCCAACCTTCGGGCCTGGAATATCTGCCTATCGGGATGTTCCAGCCACAGATTACGGGCGGCGCATGGGTGTGTGCATGCTAAACCCCCGAGTTTCCTCTGTGCAAACTAGCGGCGAATTAATGAGCGTAATCCAGGAGGCTATTTGCTTTCTGAATGACTCGACTTTGCGTGTTGGGCAGACGGTTGCAATAGACGGGGATGGGTGGTGGAATCTTGCTACGGGGTTTTGGAACACCACGCCGTTGTTTCTGCTGACAGTCGATATAGAGAATTTGCCGCTCGGCATTAATTACGGATAGTGGGGAATAAATGCCAGTCCAGAAAATAAACATTGGCGCAGCGCCAAACGACAAAACTGGCGATAGCTTGCGCGAGGCGTTTGCCTTGACGAATGCTGCAATCGACCAAGTCAACGAGAACACAGCAGCCATTGAAGACAAGGTGGACAAGGCTCCGGGAAAAGGCCTTTCTACCAATGATCTGACCACGGAGCTGTTGGAAAAAATAAATGGAGTTGAGGCAGGGGCCACCAAGAATTTTGCAATTAATGCTATTGCGGCTAACACCAACCTGAACACGCTAACCACACCGGGGTTTTATTTCTGCGGGTCTGGTTCAATAGCGTCAACTCTAGTTAATTCCCCGGTATCCTCCGCATTTGGGATGCTGGTTGAGGATAGCGGAGGATCATCTAACGGATTCCCACGCCGCAAGCAAACAATTATTCAGGATGCAAGTCCATACAACCCGCAATTTACCCGTAGCTGCCGGGAGAATGCTTTTTCTGCGTGGTTGTCGGTGCCTGCGCTGTGGCAGGGTAATACATGGACCGCCCAGCAGCGTTTCGACAACGGCGCAATTATCAGCCGGCTAGGTATCAACGGCGCATGGAGCAGCAATGTAGGTGTTTATTGCATCGACAGCACTTTTAGTGCAAATGCCAATTTCAGCGGATTCAATGCCGACATATCCTCTGATACAACACCGCTTACCGCAACCCGAACCCATAGGGCGGCATACCTCCGAATTCGTGGAAACAACACTGCGGTACAACTTGCAGGGTTTACCAATGGGCTGACGGGTGTGGAAGGTGTTGCCGAAGTCGCTACTGCCGCCGATGGCGTAGGGGAAGCGACGTTTCTATATGGTGTGCGTGGGTATGCCACAGACAATGCTGCACGCACACAGGTGCTAAATGGTTCTTATGCTGGCTGGTTTAATAGCCAGCATACAGGAACTTCCGCAAAAACCACCACCGAATCCATTGCGACACTAGCGCAGGTTACAAACAACAATCCAAATAGCACGCTTACTCGCGCAACCGGTGTTCATACGGCAATGGTGAATACTGCCGGAACGATTGCCACGGGTTATATTTACCGTGGCACCTACACAGGTGCAGGCACATACGGTGTCAAATGGGGCATTCATCTGGCTGGGTCTACGCAAAATCAGATAGATGGATGGCTTGCGCTGACCGATACCACGGAATCCACGTCTACAACCACGGGAGCGCTGCGCGTGGCTGGGGGCTTGGGTGTTGCGGGCAACATTAATGCGGGGTCTGTGACTACTGGCCCCGCCGTCATGCAGTCTATGAACGGTGGCCAGCTTGCAGGGCGCCGAAACAAAATCCACAACGGGGCCATGCGTATTAATCAGCGGGGTGTTTACGCAACATCCCCCGGGCCGTCTGGCCTGGATCGTTGGTTTTATGGCGGCGCCCATGACGGCGTGCTGACATTTAGCAATGTAGACGTAACTAGCAGCCTTCTTTCTGAAGGTTTCACTACCGCTATGCGTATCACCACGACCACCGCAGATACGTCTATTGCGGCAGGTCAAGCGGCGTATATATGCCAGCGAATCGAAGGCTTCGATATTATCGACCTTGTTGCGCAGACATTCACATTTTCATGCTGGGCGCGGGCCAGTTTCGCAGGAACTTATTGCCTAAGTTTCCGTGCAGTCGGTGGTGACCGATCCTGGGTTACGGCCGTCACGTTGGCTGCAAACACATGGACAAAGGTTGTAACCACAATCCCAGCAGGCTTGCCAACAGGTGGCACATGGAACTACACCAACGGGGTCGGCCTTGAGGCTGCATGGGCACTAGCATGCGGCACCAACTTGCATACGGCTACCGTCAATGCGTGGACAAATACCGCCGCCATTGCCACCGCAGCTAATGCGAATATGCTCGGCGCAGCCGGGCGCACATTTGACATGACCGGGGTTCAATTGGAGAAAGGCGACAAGGCCACGCCATTTGAATTTATGGGCATTGAAGATGAATCGCGCATTGTGCAAAGATACCTACAGAATTACAGCGGGGTGTTCAATGTGGGCACTAACGCTGGGGTTGACGCGGTAAACTTGAATCGCCACCTTCTCATGGCCCCCATGCGAACTACGCCAACTATCAGCCAAGCATTTTCTACAGGTACTGGGGCGTCATGGCTTGCTGTCAGCAATTCGGCAATTGGTCAGGGCGGATACCATAGCGCTATTGCAACAACCACAACCCTTATTCTCAGCGCCGAACTATGACATACCAACTATTGAATACCGGAATCCATGTAAAGCATTTGCCGACCGGCGATGTAATACCGTTTGCCGACGATAACCGGGATTATGCGATATACAAGGAATGGCTTGCCGCAGGTAACACACCCGCCCCCGCTGTCGAAGTGCGCGACCCGTACCGGCAATATACCGGGCGGGACAAATTCGATATTTTCACGCCAGATGAGCAACGGGCAATTGCTGGTGCTGCAATGACTGATGTGGACGTGAAGCTGTTTTACGACCGTTTCACCATAGCGGACTACATCACTTACGACGACCCTGAAATGGTGCTGGGCCTGGAATTCATGGAGGAGCGCGGCTTTCTTACGCCAGAGCGGCATGCAGCGGTCATAGCTGAAATGACACGCTGACAGCACGCATGCCACAACCCGCCTCGGCGGGTTTTTTTACGCCCGGGGAGGGGTGATGGACGACTTCGGAAACGAACTGCCGGCGCTGACAGCCCAGCAGGTGAATGAGCGTTTTGACAAGGGGAGCGAGCGTATGGCCGCAATCGAGCGAGATCTGAAAGCTGTCACGCAGCAGTTGCATGAGCGCAATCAGCAGCTGGCGGACCTGCTGGAGTTTTTCACGGCAATGAAAGGCGCATTCAAGGTGCTGAACTGGCTGGGCAAGCTGGCCCGGCCCACGGCCGCGATCATCGCGCTGGGCGTGGCACTCACGGCGGCTTGGAACGCCGCACGCGGGGGGATCTACCCGAAATGAACTACAAGCAGAAATTGATCGCGGCCATTGGTGCCGCGGCTGCCGCAGTGGTGGTGCCTTTCGTGGCCAGCTACGAAGGCACGGTGCACCGCACCTACCAGGACCCCATCGGTATCGTGACCGCGTGCACTGGCCATACCGGGCCCGAGCTGCGCATGGGACAGACCTTCACGCGCGAGCAGTGCGAGGCCATGCTGTACCAGGACCTGGCCCGGCATGCCGACGCGCTGGGCTGCATCCGCGAGCAGCTGACCGATGGCCAGCGGGCCGCGTTCCTGTCGTTCGCCTTCAACGTGGGGGAGGGTGCTTTCTGTGGCTCCACCCTGGTGCGCAAGGCCAATGCCGGGGATATGCAGGGCGCGTGCGCGGAGCTGAGCCGCTGGACCTATGCCGGCGGCAAGCAGCTGCCCGGCCTGGTGCGCCGGCGCGCTGCCGAGCGCCAGCTGTGCGAGGGAGGCCTGGCATGACGGCCCGCGGCAAAACCATCCTCGCCGCCCTGGTGCTGGCCAGTGCCTTTGCCGCAGGCTGGACCACTCAGGGTTGGCGGGCGGATGCAGCAGTGGCCCAGCTGCGGCTGGACCATGCCGGCGTGCTGGCCGATATCGCCACGAAAACCCGGGTTGCAGCTGATGCTGTTCGGGCCTATGAGCAGCGGGCTGCCCTGGCCCTGGCTGCTGCTGACAAGAAAAGCACGGAGGAACTGAACCATGCAAAAGCTGAAACACAGCGCATGCGCGATTGCGTGCGCGCTGGCACTTGCGGGGTGCGCATCGTCACCCGCTACGTCGATCACTCCGGTGGTCCTGGGGCCACAGATGCCGCCGCCGGCGGCCTGGGCGATGACGCCATCACGCTCGGCGCAGGCGTATCAGAGCGTGTTCTCGATCTCCGAGACGCCATCGCAGAAGACGCCGCAAAAATCGACTACCTCCAGCAGTATGCGGAGCAGTGCCAGCGGGCCGGTGCCATGACGGAGGCTAAAAAGGCGCCGGGGATCTGACGACCTCCACGGGCCCCGGGCCGAAGTAGAGCCGCGTACCGTGCTTGTCACGGACAGTGAAGAAGCCGCGCGGCATCTCTGTTATCGCGCAGTCGCCCGGGGCGCACGGTAGGACTCTTTCGCGCGGGTAGCCATTCCGGCGCGGACCGGGGGTGCGTAGCAAAGCGGGGTGCGTCACGGCGGAGCACCTGGGATGACCCACCACGACTGGTGATATAGCTTCCAGCTGGCAGAGGGGCGCGGGTCAAACCCGGTCAACCGGATGCCGCCCCCGTCGATGGCACGTAGGTGGCAGCAATCGAGTTCAAGAATTGGGAAATGAGTAGAGGCGCCTTTCTCTGGCAGGAGGAATGCGCGTGACTCTGGCATGCCGGTATGGGGCTCTTTCGAGCGCATGTGCAGCCAGCCATGGCGACCGCCAGCCTTCGCGGCTGTGGCGGACAGCCGCTTGCCGTTGCGGTAGAGGACATAGACAGTGCACCACATACTGTGTATTTATACAGTTTTCAGTCGGAGTGAGTTGTAACGCCCAAAGTTTGTGGGCACTATCTTCCCTTCAGCTTGAGCTACGGGAGTTCGTATGTGCAATCGGTACACCTCGCCGGCCGAGGCAGACATAGAGCGCTTTTGGCACGTGGGGAGACAGAACCCGCTCCGCTGGTGGGACGAGGCCCTCCATCCGCGCGGCCGCGGTCCGTTCATTCGGCGGTCACGGGATGAGGTCGACTACCGCAAAGAACTAGTGGCAGGACAGTGGGCCTTGATCCCGCCCTGGGCTAAGGAGCCAACGCTCAAGTTCAGCACCAACAACGCGCGCAGTGAAGAGGTGGCACAGAAAGCCAGCTACAAGGATGCCTGGCGCCGCGGCCAGCGTTGCATCATTCCCGCCGTCGACTTTGATGAACCGAATTGGGAAACAGGGAAAAACGTGTGGTGGCGGTTTCGGCGCGCGGACGGGATGCCGTGGGGGCTGGCTGGTTTGTGGAACACCTGGATCGACCGTGCCACAGGGGAGGTGCACGAAAGCTACACGATGCTGACCATCAATGCGGACGCGCACCCTTTGATGCGCCGCATGCACAAGCCTGACCCCAAACTCCCCGCCGACCAGCAGGACAAGCGTAGCGTAATCCCGATCGAACTTGCGGACGTGGACCAATGGCTTGCGGGCACGGTCAAGGACGCCCAGGTGCTGCTCAAGCTAGCCCCCGTCGATGTGTTTGAGGCGGAGGCGTTGTGATTGCGCCGCGAGCCTACGGCAACCCGTCTTCCGTGATCATTGTGCGCAGCGTGGCCAGCGCTTCACACCTACCCGTTGTAAGCAGGTGCGGATGGCAGAGGCGCATGTACTCTGCAAACGTACGGAAGTCGGTTTCCGAGGTCGGGAAACCCGAAGGGTGGTCCTTCTCCGTCGTCCAAAGTAGCCACTGGCTAAGCACCGCCGCCCGGGCAGCGGCGCGCCTGGAGAGGGGTGTTTCGCTTCGCATAGCGATACTGTAAATGCATACAGTATTTATCTGTCAAGCGTAGGGTGGCCGCAGGCTGAAATGGCGCTGATTCTTGTTCCGCAAAATTGACAGGGAAACAAGAGAATCAATAGCTTACGGGCGTGCAATTTGTGAGATTTGCGGAACAAAAAATTGCGCAAGATATTGATTTAAAAGGTCTAAGCGGCGGACTGTAAATCCGCCGCCCGCAAGGCAACTAGGTTCGATTCCCAGGCAATCCACCAGCACACCAAGCCCTGACCAAAGATGGTCGGGGCTTTTTTCTTGCCGGCACTGCCATGAAGTTGTCACACAGCGGCGGCAAGATGCAGTGGCTGGGAACA